GGGCACGTCCAATTGTTTCGCAATTTGTTTCAATCCTTTTGAAATTTGGCTCACTTCCTGCTCCCTGTTCCCGATTTTACCACTCCCGGACATTAACTGCAAATAGTCGATTATGATTAGACCAACCTCATGCATGTTAATCATTCGACGCGCCTTGGCCCTTAATTCGATTATGTTGATAGCCGGTGTGTCATCGATATAGATACCGAGGTTTGAAAGCTCAGACGCCTTTTCAGCCAATTGGGTAAATTCTTCTTCGCTTAGGTTGCCGTTTTTTATCCGTTCGAGGCTTATATCGCAATGATTGCACATTAATCGCTGGGTTAACTGCTCTGCGCTCATTTCGAGTGAAAATACTGCAACACCGGTAGGTTTCTCAGGATCGGACGAAGCATTCAAGGCAAGGTTAAGCAAAAAAGCTGTTTTCCCTACCGATGGACGGGCGGCGAGAATGATTAAATCTTTCCTTTGCCATCCACCTGTAATTTGGTTCAGTTCCCGGAAACCTGTTGGCACACCGGTGTACTGAATTTCGTGGCGCATCAACTTTTCAGTTTCAGCCAATACGGACAGGATTGGCGTCGAAACAGGCACATAAGGCTTGCGAATTACTTGGTCGGTTATCTTCATCGAAAAGCCGGCTATTTCGTCGAGTAAATCAAAAGAATCGGTAGTATCGTTGTAGGCTTCTGCTTGGCTAACCATGGCCTGTTTAATGACTTCGCGCTTAATCCACTTTTCGACGATAATCCGGGCGTGTTCTTCGATGTAGGCGGTAGTGGCTACATTTTCAAGCAATTTCATGATGAAATAATTCCCGCCCGCTTGTTCGAGCGTACCATGGCTTTTCATCTTTTCCCCTACGGTCATGAAGTTTACCGTACTGCCGGCATCGAATAACTCCATAATGGCGCGAAATGTATCCTGATGTGGCGTGCTGTAAAATATTTCCGGTTGGGTGATAATATCCGCTATTATCTCGATTACCTCTTGCTCGATTAAACAGGCACCCAATACCGATGCTTCAAGCTCGAGCGATTGAGGTGGCATATATCCTCCATTATGCTTCGGGATCGTCACTTCCTTGCGGCCGGTTGCCGTATTTCGCTTCGTATTCTGATTTGCTGATTTTTGGTATGTATTCATCGTTTTGATTTTTGGTATTGTGATTGTTGGTGATTGCTCTTTTTATCCAATTTTGAACGGTCAAATTTACACTAAATGCTTTTTTCCCGTTACAATATTCGGGTTTGTTGTGGAGGGCTAAGATAGTATCGAGAATTAAATCCTTTCGGTATTTTTTGAAAAGGTTGAAAAAATGCTCGATGTTTATTTGCTCTTTAATTTTTCGAATGTTGTACGCTTCGGAGTCAATCCACTTTTCGAACCGCTCGAAACTTTCGATTTGTTCCTTGGTGTATTTGCTCATATCCACCTCCTTAGATTTCTTTTTAGAAGATGGTGTGAGCGTGGGCGAACTTGTTTCGCCTATACTCTCTTTGTTTATGGTTTCTTGGTTTATGGTTATAGGTTTATTTATACTACTATTGCTTTGCCCAGTGCTTTGCCCAATGGTTTCTGTTTGCTTTGCCGTATGGGTAATGATTGCTTTGTCCAATGCTTTGCCGTTTTTAGGCATAGCACTTATAAGGCTAATTATATTCGAACTATACTGATTTTGTGATTTTTCGATAAGGTCAAAGAATCCCCAATCTACTAAATCATTAAAATAACGTATGTACGTTTGATGCTTTTTAATGCCAATTGCATCCATCGCCATTTGGGTAGGAAACCCAAATTTATTCTTCCATCCTAAACGGTTGCAATGCTCAATAGCAAATGAATAAATAGCAATATGGTTTGGGCTTATCTTTTCGGGGTTTTCAAAACAAAAATCGAAAAACCTGCGTGTTAATTCATATCCGGTCATGGCTAAAAAGGTTCTTTTGTTTCCGCTAATGGGTCAATTAACTTACCACTCATTTCGGCTATGCATCTAACAACATAACTAAATTGAGCGTGTTTAAATTCAATTGGTATTATGCAAGGGCCATTGTTTTTTTGGTATTCACCTAAATCAATAAATTTATTTTGAGTGAATGAATAAAGATATAATGTATCCCATCTTTTGCCATTTACTTCGATTTCGAATTTAGCGTACATCATTTTGATGCCATAGCCACCTGTTGGGTATTCAATTATTTCAAACATAAAAAAAGAAAGCCCCAAATTCACTCCAATGGGTCAAGCAAAGGAGTAAATAAGGGGCCAATAAGTTGAATGAAAGTATCTTGACCATACTTTTTAATTTAAAGCAAATTTAAGCCGTTTTTTTGAATATCCCTATCAAACTATCCACCACGCTCATTTCCATGTCGTCAGTGGCTCCCGTAATCTCTTGGGCGAGTTCTTTTTTTGTTAGGATTAAGTCCAACATCTTTTCGTCTATCGTTTTTTCTCCGAGTAAGTAGGTGCACATAACGGGCAAAGTTTGGCCTATTCGGTGCGCTCGGTCCTCACACTGCACGCAATCTGCATAGGTCCATGGATATTCAAGGAATAGCACCCGGCTCGATGCGGTCAGCGTAATACCAACCCCCGCGGCCTTTATGTTACAAATGATTAGTTGACAATTTTTGTCATTTTGAAATGAATCAATATTGCGCTGGCGGGTAGTTGTGTCATCGCTTCCGGTGATGGTAACGGCATCGGGGTATAATCGCTTTAATTCGTTGACAATTTCCTTTAATACCACAAACACAATGAGCTTTTCGCCTGATTCAAGTACTTCATCGATAAATTCTTTCGCGGCCGGTATTTTGCCACGGGCGGAAATTTGGCGAAGCACGTTCATTTGAGTAAGGATTTCCGCTCGCATCTTTCGCGCGATGGCTTCAACATCCAAATTTTGTTGACTCAGCCAATGATAAAAATCTGATTCGGCGTGTGCGTATTCCGATCGTGTCGTTATTTCGCACAACATCTTTTGGCGGTCTTTGGAAGGTAAATCCTTTGCCACGTCCTTTTTTTCTCTGCGAAAATAACAATGAGCATTCAGTAAGGAATTGAGCGCTTTTTGATTCCGGGCCCCATTGGCGCCTTCACAAAATTTCTCTTTATATTCCTTCAATGTTGATGCGATTGGCGCCATTTGCCCCATTATGCAAATTTGTGGCCATAGGTCAATAGGCTTATTCACTACAGGCGTACCGGTGAGTAAAATAACGCGTTCCTTTCGATATGCCATGCGAAAACAAAGCTTAGTTTGTTGTGTTCCGGTGTCCTTACATCGGTGGGCTTCGTCAATAACTACCGTCTTAAAAATCTCAATGTCTTTAATCATTACGATATCCTTCGATTTCACCATGCGACCGGTTGGCCATTGCTGAACAAAGTATTTTTTAAGGCTTTCATAGTTAACAATGAAGAATTGAGCTAATCCAAGTTCGAAATAACGTGGCCAATTATTGCGCGTTTTATCGCTCAGTATCATGGCCTTGTATTTGGTGAAGCGTTCAATTTCTCGCTTCCAATTTTCTTTAAGCGATGCCGGGCAAATAATTAGCACAGGTAAAGGTTCGTCCCCTTCCTGCTTCCATGTGCTAATAGTGGCAATAGTTTGAATCGTTTTACCAAGCCCTTGCTCATCACCATTGATAAATCGCTTTAGTTGCATACCGCGCGCAATGCCTTGCAATTGATACGGTCGAAGGGTTATGTTTTGAACTGCAGGCTCCACAAGTAAATCGGGCATAGGCGGAATATCAACTAAGGCTAATTCGCGAAGTTTATCACCTGGAACGATTTCAGCTTTGTAATACTGCCGGAAGCCTTCCATTTGTGTGCGACATTCGCCGGGAATCCACCATAGTTTTTTGTCCGGGTTCCATTTGTAGGGTAAGAGCTTTATGGCTGACACGTTCCGCTTAAACCATTGGTTAAACGGAACGTGTACCATAAAATAATGCCCATAATCGTAGATGGTCATTGTTTACTTTTTAGCGTCAGCAATTTTTGTTTCGAGCATTTTGATTCGTTCGTCAAAGTTCTTAATACTCGATTCCGTTTTATTCATGTGTTTACCTTCAAGTTCTAAGAACTTTTCGGGGTCGGCTATTTTTGCCATTTGTTCAACAAGTGGTAAATTGATTTCCTCGGGGCGACAATCGACCATATGGTCAATTACGTATAACATAACAGCTTCAAAAAAGGTGATTTCGCCAATCTCAATATTGTTATACAAACCTTTAACCTCGTTGATAAAATAATTTTGAGCCGGTCGCAAAAATTCAGAAACAAATTGTTTGTCTTTTACGCGCAATACAATTTCTTTTCTATTCTCATAAAAAACTGCATCTAAATCATGCTGAAATTGCTGTTTGGCTTTATTTAAATAACGCTCTTTTTCGGTTTTTGTTCGCTCCAATTCACCTTTCAAATAGTCAACAGGGTCATTCGTATCACCTTCACTCGATGAATTTGCAACTGTTTCGCGGTCTTTTGTGCGTAGTAACATGAAACCTTCGCTGTAATTGCTACCGGAAAAAACAAAGCAAGGAATAGCGCTTTTCATCTTCTCTTTGTATTGATTCAATTCGGCATTGTATTCCTCCATTTTTTCGGATTTCCATGCTTCGTCTTCTTCGTCCTCATCGAATTCCGGCTTTTCGGGTTCTTCAAGCAATTCGAATAAATCACGAGTTTGAAGCACCACTTTGCCGGCATCTTCTAAGCGCTTTACAATGTTTTTATTCATCGCTTGCCAAGAATCGTTGATAAAATAATCATACTTGCTAATGGCCTCCACCAATTGAGCTTCTTGATGTTGTGCTGTTTTATCGTTGAAGCATTTTTCGTTGTAGCATTGGTCGCCGTCAGTTTCAAACAGGCTATTGCAGTTCGAATTGAATTGACATGTTTTGCAGTCGGTTTTGTCAAACTTGGCGTTATACAAATTGGTGGTCTCATAGAAACGAAACAAATTTGTAGGAGTTGCATGGTTTTGCAACTGCCACCACTCAGGACGAAGCGCAATTTTTAAGGCTGTGGCGGTATCGAATTCGTTCTTTAAAAAACGTTCTTGCATTTCCAGAATCAAATCATTCAACGCAAT